TTTGTTTCCCCGGATGTAACCATCAAAGCGGGGTCAAAACTGACAGTAACACAGGACAATGTGACCACGGACTACACCCGCAGCGGTGTCCCTTCCACATATCCAACGCATCAGGAAATCACGCTTGAACTGTTCAAGGAATATGCGTAAATGGGTAGAATGGGAAGATTTGACTGTAAAGGTCTGAAAGACTTTCAGCAGCAGTTGGAAAAGTTGCAAAATCCTGATGACTTTGTGGAATCGTGTGCAAAGGAACTTGCTGCCCGGTTACTTCGCATGGTGGTCAAAAGAACACCTGTCGGACAGTACCCGGCAAGTTCAGGAAAAAAGGGCGGTACATTAAGGCGTGGTTGGACTGGTTCAAAGACATCATCAGCAAAGGGTTATGCTGACAGCCTAACGGTACATCATTTTGGTGACACCTATGTCATTGAAATCGTGAACCCGGTTGAATACGCATCTTATGTTGAATACGGACACAGGACAGCCAATCATTCAGGGTGGGTCAAAGGTCAGTTTATGATGACCATATCTGAACAGGAATTACAGAAAATTGCCCCAAAGGTGCTTGAAAACAAAATCAAGAAATATTTAGGGGGACTTGGTAAATGATAAATTCAATAGTTGAAGCAATCAGTTGTTCCCTGAACAAAGAATTTGGGGATGATTATGAAATCCACAATGAAGAAATTAAGCAAGGTTTGAAAGAGCCTTGTTTTTTTATTGCTTGCTTGAACCCAAACAACAACATTTTCCTTGGCAAACGGTATGAACGTACCAATCAGTTCTGCATCCAGTATTTCCCACAGTCTGCAAAGAAGCAGCGGGAATGTGCTGATGTGGCTGAAAGAATGTATGACTGTTTGGAGTATGTCACAACAGACGGTGATACCAAGCCAATCAGGGGTTCAAAAATGAATCATCAGGTGGTTGACGGTGTTCTGAATTTTTTTGTCAATTATGACTTTTTCACGGTCAAGACGGAAGATCAGACACCAATGGAAACTATGACGGCAAGCACGGATGTGAAGGAAGGTGGTTGATTATGGCAGCAAAAAAGACAGCAACGGGAACTGCTGCAAGGTCTGAACAGACTGAACCAATGTTCAGCAAGGAACAGATTCTTGCATCTGCCCGTTTTGCAAACAGAAGGGACTTGGTGGATGCCCTTCTTGATGAAGATAAAAGTTACACCATGAAAACCGTTGACAATTTAGTTGAAAAATACATGAAAGGACAGGTGAAATAGTATGGCTTTAGGTGGTGGTACATTTACCTCACAAAACAAAGAACTTCCCGGTGCTTATATCAACTTTGTATCGGCTGCATCCGCATCCGCTGCACTGTCTGATAGAGGTATTGCAACAATGCCCCTTGAACTTGACTGGGGTGTTGAAGGGGAAGTTTTTGAAGTAACCAATGAAGATTTTCAGAAGAACAGCCTGAAACTTTTTGGTTATGCCTTTGACAGTCCTAAGATGCTTGGTCTTAATGATCTGTTCATGGGTGCAAAGACCTTATATGCATATCGTCTGAACGGTGGTGGAGATAAGGCAGCGAACACATACGCAACTGCAAAGTATTGTGGTGTGCGTGGTAACGATTTGAAGATCGTGATTCAGAAAAATGCAGATGATGCAAGCAAGTATGATGTTACAACCTACTTCGGTACGGTCAAGGTTGACACACAGACAGTTGCCAAGGCTGCTGATCTTGTGGCAAATGATTATGTGACATTCAAGGCTGCTGATCTTGCTGTTACTGCCGGAACACCTTTAACTGGTGGTACAAACGGCACGGTTGACGGCACTGCACATCAGGCTTACTTGGATAAAATCGAATCATACACCTACAACACTATGGGCGTTGTGGTTACTGATGATGTTACCAAGAAGTTATATGTGGCTTGGTTTTCTTGACCAAGATTTTGAAATTGAAACACAGCCAAGCCTAACTTATAAAATGGATTTAGACGGTGATTCAGTCAGGGGTCTTGTGGATGAACAGGATGCCATGAAGCAGATGATTTTCAGAACACTGCAAACAGAACGGTATCAGTACATCATATATCCGTGGTATTACGGCATTGAAACACTTGACCTGTACGGTGAACCTGTTACTTGGGTTTGCCCTGAATTAGAACGCAGAATCAGTGAAGCGTTAGCCATTGATGAAAGAATCACAGGCGTGACCGACTTTGAATTTGACCTGACGGTCAAAGGTGTGGTTCATGCCTATTTTACCGTAAAAACAATTTACGGTGATATTAAAGCAGAGAAGGGGGTGAAGATTTAGAATGTATGAAGATCAGACTTATGACATTATCCTTGAAAGGATGATGAACCGGGTATCTGACAAATTTGACAAAAGACCGTCATCCCCTGTTTATGATCTGCATAGTTCAACCGCTATTGAATTTCAGATTTTATACATTGAGTTGGAATATCTGATAAAAAATTCATACGGTGATACTGCTGCAAGGGAATTTCTGATCTTGCTTGCAAAGGACAGGGGACTTTCACCTGAACCCGCAACCAAGGCAATCTTACAGGGTGAGTTCACACCAACAAACATTGATGTTACTGGAAAGCGTTTCAACATCGGTGAAATCAATTATGTTGTGACTGAACAGATCACACCGGGAACATACAAGGTTCAGTGTGAAACAGAAGGTGTTATTGGCAATCAGTACCTTGGGGATATGATACCAATGGAATATATTGACGGATTGCAGACGGCAAGCCTGACAAGCGTATTGATTCCCGGTGAAGATGAAGAAGATACAGAAGTTTTCAGACAGCGTTACTTTGACAGCTTCAATGAACAGTCCTTTGGTGGCAACCACGCTGATTATATGGCAAAGGTCAAAAGTATTGAAGGTGTTGGGTCATGTAAGGTCAAGCGTGTTTGGAATGGTGACATTAGACCCGCTGACATGATCGTCAGTACAGTGGTCAAGAACTGGTATGAATCAATCATTTCAACAGTTCCGGCAGCAGTCAAACCGTGGCTTGATGCCGTATATAATGCAGCCAAGGACAAGAAACTGACGGTTGGTGGTACTGTTCATGTAGTCATCACTGATTCTGATGATTATGGTGAAGCAAGTTCAACACTTGTTCAATATGTTCAGCAGACACTTGACCCGGAAGAAACTGCCGGGGAAGGTTACGGACTTGCACCAATCGGTCATGTGGTCAGTGTAGCAAGTGCATCACCTGTCAGTATTGAGGTCAAGACCACGGTAACCTTTGAAGAAGGTCACAACTGGTCAAATACCAAGGCAGCCATTGCAGAAGCAGTTGATGCGTACTTCTTGGAATTAAGAAAGAACTGGTCAGAAACATCACAAACCATTGTCAGGGTATCGCAGATTGAAAACCGCATCCTTGGCGTTGATGGCGTGGTGGATGTGACCGGGACAAAGCTGAACGGCACGGCAAGCAATATGACCTTGACAGAATTTTGCATACCAAAGTTAGGGGGTGTTTCTGCATGATAAGAGAAGTTGACCTTGTTTCATACTTACCGCCATTCATGCAGAGTTACAAAGAACCCGTTGCAGCACTTGAAGCGGAAAACCCTGAATTTAGTCTGATGTGGTCGGCAACTGACAGGTGTTTGCGTAACCGCTTCATTTCAACCGCTGATGAATATGGAATCAGCCGATTTGAAAAGATGCTGAAAATATACCCAACTGCTGATGATACCCTTGAATCAAGGCGTTCAAGGGTTCAAAGCAAGTGGTTCAACACAATCCCGTACACTTGGAAAGTGTTGCTTCAAAAGTTGCTTGTCCTTTGTGGTGACAGTGATTTTGAAGTGACTGGTGATTTCAAGACCGGGTACACACTGTATATTGACACTGACCTTGAATTATATGGTCAGGTGGAAGAACTGGAAAACATCATAAACACAATGATTCCTGAAAATCTTGTGGTTGTATCTAAGAACAGCATCCCTTGCAACATCAAAGGTGCTGTTCTTTTTGGTGGTGGCATCTGCTTCATCAATGAATTTATCATCACAAACGATTTCCGGGAAGTGTTTGATGTGAACGGTTCATCAGTCTTTGGTGGTGGAATCGTTCAGACTGAAATGCTGAACATCACAAACGACAGTCAGGAAACAGTGAGTGTTCAGGGTACAGTGAACTTTGGTGGTAAGGCAACAGATACCGCAATGGTAACCATTTCAACAGATTTTAATGAAACAATCCGGGCAGATATGGATGCAAAGGCAGCATCCGGCGTTGTTCAGGTAGACTTCATTGAGATAAAAACAACATAGAAAGGAATGATAAGATGGCAGAGTATTCAAAACTTTACATCACAAACAATGGTCAGGCACTTATGGCAAAGATGATTGCCGGGTCAGGAAACATTGATTTTACAAAAGTATGTTCTTCCAGTACCCAGTACACTGAAAGTCAGTTACAGGCATTGACCGCACTTAGCAACATCAAGCAGACAACCCTTGTTTCCAAGGTTACCCGCACAAATGAGGTTGCAATCAAAATTGATGCAGCATATTCCAATGTAGACCTGAAAGAAGGTTACTATATGCGTACACTTGGCTTATATGCCGTTGACCCTGACAAGGGTGAAATCCTGTATGCAGTCTGCATTGAAAAGTCAAATAATTGTTATATGCCACCATATAACGGTGTTACGGTATCGGCTGCATACTTACAGTTATATACCACAGTAGGAAACGCTGACAACGTATCACTTGCAGTCAGTCCGGGTGCGTATGCAACGGTTGGTGACATTCAGGCACTTGAAAATGAAATTGCTGATCTGAAAGCCTTTGTTGGATATTCAGACGGTGACATTTATGGTGTTGAAGTGGACTTTGAAAACAAGAAGTTCACAAGACTTGCCGGGGCAGTAAACCGTTCAGCGGGTTCAGGGTTTGACGGAATCAATGCATTTGGTGGCAGAAAGCGTTGTAACCTTACCAATGACGGGCGTGTTGCTGCATATTATGGTGAAGCCGGATTTTCTACTACTGGAAAACTGACACAGGCGGTTGACCGTAACCCGGTAGGTACTGAATCACCTGATGAAAACCTGAAATTCAGTGCCGGGACAATCGTTCAGGTAATGGTTGAACAGCCAAAGTTTTATTACAAGGTTGTACCGCTTAAAACTGAAAAGAGAACCAAGGGGGCGATCACAAGAAAAATCAGATACTATGTATCAGATACACCAAAGGCGGGATTCAAACTTCATCCGGCGTTCATTGTAAATGGTCAGGAAAATGATGTTGCATATCTTGCAGCCTTTGAAGGTTCACTTTGGGATGCATCTGCATCAGCATACATTCTTGATGATTCACAGGTTGCTGACTTTGCTGCTGATATGTTATGCAGTATTGCCAATGCAAAACCGCTGTCAGGACTTACACAGAACGCAACCCGTGCCAATATCAGAAAACTTGCTGAAAAACGTGGTACTGGTTGGGAACAGGGTGTTGTTCAGACGGCATCCGCTTCACAGATGCTCATGCTGATTGAATATGCAACCTTCAATATGCAGTCTGTCATTGGTAACGGTGCAGTTTCCAAGACTGATGACGGTAAAACATCCATGACAGAAAATACAGGTGCAACAATCACCCTTGGTAATGCATCCGGTTCAGTTGTCAACGCTAACGGTATTCAGATTGTGTCATACCGTGGTGAAGAAAACTTTTGGGGCAATATTTGGTGGTGGATTGATGGAATCAATCACTATGCAAACGCAACCACAGGTGAGTGTGAAACCTATGTTGCAGATCATGGTTTTACTGATGACAGTAAGGCAGCACCTTATGAAGATACAGGAATGTGTGCAAAGTATGGAAACGGTTATATTTCCGCTTTCTGTTATTCAGAAGATTTTGATTGGTTGTTCTTACCGGGTGAGTTCAACGGAAACACCGCCCTTCCTGTTGGTGATTACTGTTGGAATCAGAACGGTACTGGTTGGCGTGTCGCTATATTGGGTGCTCGTTGGAATGATGGCTTGTATGCCGGTGCTTTCTGTTGGTATCTGGGTCATGCTTCTTCTGATCGGTATCGGCATCTCGGCGGTCGGTTGGTGTATCGAAAAAAGGTAGCAGCATAACAGGCAACCAGTAATTCACACAATTTTAGGTAATCAGGATGCTAAGGATGACGATTTTCAAGCAGAAAGACAATAAAAAGACAAAAAACCAATGTCGCTGGGTTGGGTGCTGGCTGGGGTGGTGGCTGGGGTGCCGGTGCTTTCTGTTGGGGTCTGGGTGGTGCTTCTTCTGATCGTCATCGGAATATCAGCAGTCAGTTAGTAAATGCACAAATATCACTTGAAACACCCCGTCAGAAATGGCGGGGTGTTCTTATAAATCAATGTACTGAAAACTGATTACCGTGCCACTTGGCAAAACATCAAAATACATGGGCTGTATTAGTAGACCGTCACCTGACGGGTTGAAAGTTCGGTTCAGTGCATACAGAAGGGAACAGACAAGCGTGAAACGGTATGGCAATCTTTATGAAAAAATCTGTTCAATGGATAACCTGTATCTTGCGTTTCAACACGCAAAGAAAGGCAAAGGATGGTACAAGGAAGTTCAGCAGATTGAGAAAAGACCATACTACTATTTGGCGGGTCTGCAATGGATGCTTCAAAACCATTTATACAAAACTTCGGAATATGCCACTTTTACGAAAAAGGACGGCAAGAAGGAACGGGAAATATACAAACTTCCATTCTTCCCTGACAGAATTGCACAATGGGCGGTTTTACAGGTGATTGAACCGCAGTTATTAGCGTATTTCACTGATGACACATATTCAGCAATACCAAACAAGGGTATTCATGCAGCATACAAGAAGTTACGGTTGGCGGTTGATACCGTGCCGGAAGAAATGACCTATTGTTTGAAAATAGACTGCAAGAAATTTTACCCTTCCATTGATCATGAAACACTAAAACAGAAGTTCAGACGGAAGTACAAAGACCCTGAACTGCTTGAACTGATTGATGAAGTAATTGATTCAATCAGCACTTGTCCGGCAACGGATGAAAACATTGAATTTTATCGGTCTTGTGGTAATGAAATCAAGATAGTGAAGGTAAACGGCAAGGACTTCATTGAAGGTGTCGGTATTCCAATAGGGAATTACTTTTCACAGTATGACGGCAATTTCTTCCTATCAGGTTTTGACCACTGGATAAAAGAAGTTAAGCGGGTAAAGCACTATTACCGTTATATGGATGATATTTGTATTTTTGCAAGAACCAAAGAAGAACTGCATCAGTTGCTTGCAGAAATTAATGAATATTTCATACAGAATTTGAAATTAAGAATAAAAGGCAACTATCAGATATTCCCTTCGTTCATCCGGGGTATTGATTTTGTAGGGTACAGGATTTTCTTGAAAGATACCCTTCTTAGAAAATCCACCTGTCAGGAATTTGAACGGAAAATGACCGCAATCAGGAAGAAGATTGAAAGCGGTCAGGAAATGAACTATTCAGAATGGTGTGCAATCAATTCCTATAAGGGTTGGTTGAAATATTGTGATAGCAGCCGATTGTCTGAAAAATATATTGAACCAATTCAGCCTTATGCTGATAGGTACTATAAAGATCATATCAAGAAAGGTGGTAAAAAGCATGAAAAAGTACGGAAAAGTACGCAGTACAAAGCAGCCTGAACAGAAGGTCATTGATGACTATTCAGTTTGGATTGCAGAGAACATCACCCCGGTCACAGAAGCCGGGACAGATGAACAGCCGGGGTTCACTGGTTATGAATATGACCTGACCCAGTACACCAAGGATGAATACATCAAAATGATTGATGACAGGAACGCATCTTTGGAAGATCAGATGACACAGGCACAGGAAGCCATGTGTGAAATCTATGAAATGATGGCATAAGGAAGGGGTGAGAATATGGCAAACATTTATGCAGCACTTATCATCAAGGGTAAGAAGTCAATCAATGATGTTCCTGACAAGATCAGGGATGAAGTCAAACAGGTGCTTATTGATGAAGGACACCCGGAACTGGCAGAAGGTGGTAACTGATGTTGTTTCAGTTCATCATAAAAATTTTATTCAGAAAGGATGTGGAATCTATGGCAGTGATCTATGCAACCCTTATCATTAAGGGCAAGAAAACCTTTGCTGATGTACCTGAGAAAATCAAGGACAAAGTGAAGGAAGTTCTGATTGACCTTGATTGCCCTGAATTAGCAGAGTAATCAACAGACAAGGAAATTATCACAAGAACAAAAACAACCGCCATATGACCCTTATATGAGGTCACAAGCGGTTGTTTTTATGTTCAGAAAGGACAGAGAAAATGAAACAGACTATTTGCAGTGTATTAGGTGTGATTGGTTCAGCAATCGCATCTTTTTTTGGTGGTTGGGATGCGGGACTTACAACCCTTCTGATCTTCATGGGTCTTGATTATATTTCAGGACTGATTGTTGCGGGGGTGTTCAAGAACAGTCCCAAGACAGACACAGGTTCACTTGAAAGTAAGGCGGGGTGGAAAGGTCTTTGCAGAAAGTGCATGACTCTGATTTTTGTACTGGTTGCGTACCGCCTTGATCTTGTCATTGGCACAAATTACATCAGGGATGCAGTAATTATTGCGTTCATTGCCAATGAAACAATTTCCCTTGTGGAAAATGCGGGTCTTATGGGTTTACCACTCCCGGCAGTCATCACCAAGGCTATTGATATTTTACAGAAAAAGACAGAAAGTGAGGGCAAATAATATGATGAAGGGTATGGATATTTCAAAATGGCAAGGTGCAGTTGACTTTGCCAAGGTTGCAGCAAGTGGGATTCAGTTTGCAATCCTTCGTGAAGGTTATCGTCAGGCAGTAGATGGCAAGTTCTTTGAATATGTCAACGGATGCCGTGCCAATAATATTCCCGTCAAAGGTGTATATCATTTCAGTTATGCACTCAACACAGATCAGGCAAGGAATGAAGCAGCATTTTGTATTGCACAGGTTGAGAAAGCCGGACTTGGCAAGGACACAGTGATTTTTTATGATTTTGAATATGACACTGTAAAACAGGCAAAGGAAAAGGGTGTCAACCTTGGTAAGAATGAATGTGTTGCTTTCACAAAGGCATTTTGTGAGTATGTGACCAGTCACGGGTACAAGGCGGGTATTTATTCCAATATTGACTACCACAAGAATATGTATACTGATGAACTGATTTCACAGTATATTTACTGGTTGGCTGATTATACTGGTGATCCTGATTATCCTTGTATGTTCCATCAGTACACAAGTAAGGGTTCTGTTGATGGTATTGCCGGAAATGTAGACCTTGATTATTTCTATGGTGATACTGCACAGCCTGAATCACCTAAGAAGTCGGTGGATGAAGTCGCACAGGATGTTGTCAATGGCAAGTATGGCAATGGTGCTGATCGTAAAGCAGCACTTGAAGCAGCCGGGTACAACTATGATGAGGTTCAGGCAAAGGTCAATGAGATTTTAGGGGTAGACACTACACCAAAGAAATCTGTTGATGAAATTGCACAGGAAGTCATCAATGGTGCTTGGGGCAACGGTCAGGACAGAAAGAACCGCATTGAACAGGCGGGTTATGATTACACCGCAGTTCAGAACAAGGTCAATGAACTTTGCGGAACACCTAAGAAATCCATTGATGAAATTGCAAGGGCAGTCATCCGTGGTGAGTATGGAAACGGTGCTGATCGTAAGAACAGAATCACCGCAGAAGGTTATGATTATGCAGCAGTACAGGCAAGGGTCAATGACCTGATGTAATCTGTTACTAATTTGTTACTAAATAGCGGGATTTTGTGAGATTTGCGGAGATATTCAAAACTGAACTTTTCAGCAAATACGGGCAAAAAGCGGGGTGTTATATCAATGAAATTTATGATATAATGAATATACGAGAGTTTCAAATCAAATTTCTGTGATAATTGCACAAAAACAGCAGAGGTCAGTGTGAAAAATATCTGAAATGAAAAGCTGGATAGGATGCAGGAAAGAAAGGCTGCAAGGCAGAAATGGATTTGAAAAAACAAAGTCGACCAAGGGGGACGAAAACTATGTCAAAAATGGTGTATTTATTTGAAGAGGGTAACGCAGATATGCGGAATCTTCTTGGTGGAAAGGGTGCCAATCTTGCAGAAATGACAAATCTGGGGCTTCCGATCCCACAGGGTTTTACGGTTACAACAGAGGCTTGTACAGACTATTACAACAATGGCCGTACAATTTCAGAGGACATTCAGCAGCAGATCTTTACAGCACTTGCTGATCTGGAAAAGAAGCAGGGCAAAAAATTCGGTGATACCGAAAATCCACTTCTTGTATCTGTCCGTTCCGGCGCGAGAGCTTCCATGCCGGGTATGATGGACACGATCCTGAACCTCGGACTGAATGACGTTGCAGTGGAAGGCTTCGCAAAGAAGACAGGCAATCCGAGATTCGCTTACGATTCTTATCGTCGTTTTATCCAGATGTTTTCCGATGTTGTTATGGAAGTGCCAAAATCCTTGTTTGAGCGCGTTCTGGATGAGATCAAAGCAGCAAAACAGGTCAAATTTGATATGGAACTGACTGCAGAAGATCTGCAGGAAGTGATCGTACGTTTTAAAGCGATCTATAAGGACAAGATGGGAGAGGACTTCCCACAGGATCCGAAGGTACAGCTGATGGAAGCTGTCAAAGCCGTATTCCGTTCCTGGGATAATGAGCGTGCTATCGTTTACAGAAGAATGAATGATATTCCGGGCGACTGGGGAACAGCTGTTAACGTGCAGGCAATGGTATTCGGTAACATGGGCGAGACAAGTGGTACAGGCGTAGCCTTCACAAGAAACCCGTCTACCGGCGCAAAGGGTATTTACGGCGAATATCTGATTAATGCACAGGGCGAGGATGTTGTGGCAGGTATCCGTACACCACAGCCGATCACAAAGCTGGAGCAGGATCTGCCGGAGTGTTACAAGCAGTTCATGGAAATTGCCATGAAATTGGAAGCACATTACCGCGATATGCAGGATATGGAGTTTACGATCGAGAACGGTAAGCTGTTTTTCCTGCAGACAAGAAACGGAAAGAGAACAGCACAGGCTGCACTGCAGATTGCCTGTGATCTTGTAGATGAAGGCATGATCACACCACAGGAGGCAGTGACCAGAATCGAAGCAAAATCACTTGATCAGCTTCTGCATCCGACCTTTGATCCGGAAGCACTGAAGGCAGGCGAAGTGATCGGACAGGCACTTCCTGCATCACCGGGCGCAGCAGCAGGTAAGGTTTACTTCACAGCAGAAGAAGCAAAACAGGCACATGAGCAGGGCGAGAGAGTTGTTCTGGTACGTTTGGAAACTTCACCGGAGGATATCGAAGGTATGCATGCATCCGAAGGTATCCTGACAGTCCGTGGCGGTATGACAAGCCATGCAGCAGTTGTGGCACGTGGTATGGGAACCTGCTGTGTATCAGGCTGCGGCGATATTGCGATCAATGAGGATGACAAAGTATTTGAGCTGGGCGGACATACCTTCCACGAAGGAGATTATATTTCTCTGGATGGTTCCACCGGCAAGATCTATAAAGGCGACATCAAGACAATGGAAGCTTCCGTATCCGGAAACTTCGGCCGTATCATGGACTGGGCAGATCAGTACAGAAAGCTGCAGGTCCGTACCAATGCAGATACACCACAAGACGCTGCAAATGCAGTGAAGTTCGGTGCAGAAGGTATTGGTCTTTGCCGTACAGAGCATATGTTCTTCGATCCGGACCGTATCCCGAAGATCCGTCAGATGATCCTTGCTCGTACACTGGAGCAGAGAGAGAAAGCATTAAATGCACTGATCCCATTCCAGAAGGGTGATTTCAAGGCTTTATACGAAGTAATGGAAGGAAGACCGGTTACGATCCGTTTCCTGGATCCGCCGCTTCATGAATTTGTACCGACAGAGCAGGGCGATATCGATGATCTGGCTGTACAGATGCTGATGACAGCAGAAGAAGTACAGGAAATCTGTGATTCCCTGCATGAATTTAACCCGATGATGGGTCACAGAGGCTGTCGTCTTGCCGTTACATATCCGGAAATCGCAAAGATGCAGACAAGAGCCGTCATGGAAGCTGCGATCGAGGTCAAAGCGGAAAAAGGCTATGACATTGTTCCGGAGATCATGATCCCACTCGTAGGCGAAAAGAAAGAGCTGAAATTTGTAAAAGATGTTGTTGTAGAAGTGGCAGAACAGGTTAAGAAAGAAAAGAATTCCGATATCCAGTATCACATCGGTACAATGATCGAAATTCCGAGAGCTGCACTTTTGGCTGATGAGATCGCAGAAGAAGCAGAGTTCTTCTCCTTCGGTACAAACGATCTGACACAGATGACCTTCGGCTTCTCCAGAGATGACGCAGGCAAGTTCCTCGGTGACTACTACAAGAACAAGATCTACGAATCAGATCCGTTTGCAAGACTTGACCAGAAGGGTGTCGGCCAGCTTATAAAGATGGCAGCGGAAAAAGGCCGCAAGACACGCCCGGATATCAAGCTTGGTATCTGCGGTGAGCATGGCGGGGATCCATCTTCCGTTGAGTTCTGCCATAAGGTAGGTCTGACCTATGTATCCTGCTCACCTTACCGTGTTCCGATCGCCAGACTTGCCGCTGCGCAGGCTGCTATCAATAATCCGGAGACGTAA